GTAGCATATTGCTGCGCGCGCGTTCCTACTGGGGTTGGTAAACTCCAAGGGTGAAGCTCCTACATGATCGTTCGATTTGCAGGCATTTCGCTCTGCTTGTTTATCGTTCGATCCTGTAGGATCGATTTTATATCGCTTACCATCCATAGTTCACACTATGAGTCCGAAACTTTTCAAGTTTCCGACAGACAGACTGTCCCACGGCATTTTATAATGTTGTAACAAAAGCAAAATGACGGTAAGATTTTTAATCTACTCCGTATCCTAGTTGTTTTAGTCAAACATATACTAGGGAAAACAAGACGTAGTCATCCTATACTGCGTCATTGTTTATTCTAGCTAACGAATTCAAACTTAGCCACCTCTATGGTTGTACAAGAGGTTAACTGTACGAACCAAAGTCCGATTCCCAGGATTTTTAGGGACACCGCATCGCACACGATAACTGAGTTTTTGTTGTGGTCGAGATTTTAACGTTTGAAACGTTAATATGATTGACACTACATGCTCTGATCATGTGTTTCTTCGACTAGTTATAGGGTCGAACTCAGATAAACGCCTACTGGCACCGTTCTGAGAAAAGACGGCAAAGGTCCATTCCCTCACTGTACTTAGTGATCTACTATGGTCATAATGTATTATCTTAGGCGGCTTTGATTTTACATATGTATGGAAGGGGAGGTAGGCAAACGCCGACCCCTTAGTTCTTGTTGTGGTCAAGATTTTAACGTTTGAAACGTTAATATGATTGACACTGCGTACTCTGAAAAGGGGTACGTGGTGAAATTGTACTTTGTGTGCTACTTTGTGAATACTTAGTAGTAATGCTTAGGCATGAACCATTGCAAGAATAGGAATGAGAACACCTACAATCCCAAGTAGATATTGTTCGATGAATTCCGCGACAGCCAGCTTAGCATCTGTTCAAAGCTTGGGGGTTACTTCCGTATCGTTTATCGTTACGTGGGAATGTAGCGGTAAACTATTGGAAGTGGACTTTTTTATAAATATAAAAATGTCTCCTTCTACTAGTTTATCGTGGTCTGGGTCAATTGCAAAACCCTGTGAGCCTAATGTAAAGGCACAAACGCTGATCGATCTTAGATCCTCTCAGCTCTCAAAACCGATGCGAGTCAGTGATGGCTCGTACGCTCGTGTCTTTGGACATCGAGCTTCCCAAAACATGCGGGTATCTTCCACGATGCCACACACGCCTGCAGGGCTCACAAAATCGCAAACCACCAAAAGACGGCGGAGATCACCGAAATCTCGGCGTCGTCACCAGAGGAACCTTAAGTCACCCACACTAAAGCGCTATGCAATGCGCGTAGTGAAACTTACGTGTCTTCCTCGGCATTCAGTTGCCAAGAACCAGTGCTATAGGCTTAGAAATCCTAAGGCACGTAAGCGTTCTCCACCAACACTCAAACCGCAGGGCGGTAAGGAGAAAACAGAGAAAAAGAAATTCCCTCGAGACAAGAAACCAACTTCCTCCTGGTCAACGAAGTTAGCCGACTTCCGACGAGATCTTAAATCTAATGGTATCCATACTCTACAAGAGCAGGGTGCCTTTAGTTGGGCTCAAAAGAAAATTCTAGCTTCCAAAGCCGATGACGTTGCTTCCTTTATTGAAGGGATTACTATTCTTATTGGTGCTGTTTACACCAGCGCCACTATCGAAAATCTCTCATGTGTCCTTCTTTTATATGCGAAAAATTGCTACAGAGGATCCTTTCTTATGAAAGCGAAATCTCTCATTGAATCTTTTTGCATGACGCCTCAAGGTAGTGTTCCTGTTGATCCCGATTGGCTCTGTCATATCAAAACTTTAAATTCAGAATGGAAGCAAGCTGTTAAAAATCCAGCTTTTGCCAAAATATCTGAGTTACTAGGTATGTTCGTAGCCATGGGTATAATCTCAACGGAATTCAATGACTTCGAAATTGCGGGAGTTAGACTATTTGCAAAACAAGTACACAACTCTCATATCAATGCTACAAGTTTATTTGATGCCATTCTCGCAACAGTAACCTTCTTCGCTGAAGGTGGTTATTATGCTATTAAGACTGGCTCATTGAAACCACTGTTATTTGGAGATCGAAAGTTATTGGAATTTGATGATGAATATATTCAACTTCAAGGTTTATTCTCAGCTGCAATTGCTGGGAACCTGATTAAGATGGACACTTCAGCTCAAGAATTCGAGCGGAGAGTTAATTCTTTTATTGAAGTTGGTGACCAGTTGACAGCAATTCTACCGAGTGGTTTTGAAAGGAAATTAGTCCAAGAACGTTTAGTCAATATTAAGAAAGAATATTCGGAATATACCCAAAAGAGAATTGAGGGTGGTTCTCGAGTTGCACCTTATATGATTAGCGTCTTTGGTAAGTCTGGGGTAGGTAAATCGACTTTGGTCGATTTTATTGTGCCCTACATCCTGCAAGTGAATGGTTTTGAAAGTCGAGATGAATACATCACCACCTTAAATCCAAATTCCAAACATGATACAAATTGGCGATCTTACATGACAGCTATGAAGTTAGATGATTGGAATAATAGCAAGGCTGACAAGTCTGAAGTGAACCCTGCTCAGAAAATTATCGATTACTGTAATAATGTTCGTATTTATGCAGAGATGGCTGATATAGAGAGAAAGGGTAAGGTAGCTATAGAACCCAAAGTGGTTACCATAACTACCAATACTAAAGACTTAGGTGCTAGAGATTTTTCTAATGAACCAGCATCTATTGTGCGACGACCTAAATTGCACATTGAGTTAAAGGTTAAACCTCAGTTCCGTAAGAAGAATACCAATGAATTAGACACTGACAAAGTTGTCGATTTTTACAAAGATAAAGAGTTCTCCATTCAAGATATATGGTTGATCTCATGTTCCTATGTGAAAATTGTCCCGAACCTCAAAATGAGTACTAAGCAGAAAGTCAAATCAGGTATTGGAATCGCACGACGTCCTAAGAAAGCTGTTGAGCAGTATTGTACGGAAGATCGTGATGTTTTTCACACACCTGACGATTATTCTTGGGTATTATACGAGGATTCAAAAGGTATTATGGAAGACGTGAGTATGGATAGATTTCTCCCTTTTCTTAGGGAGGCTACCAGGACACACTTTGCTGGCCAGGATTTAATATCCGATTGGACAAAGGATGTTGGAGAGAGATTGAATCTCTGTCCAGAATGTTCTTTACCTGCCACGTATTGCGTTTGTCCACCACCCCCATCTACGATACCGGAGGTTGATACTACGAGTACATTGACAAGTGATGAGGTCATTGAAGTCCCATCTCCACCCCCTCCCGAGGAGGTGGAAACTGTTGTTTTCCATGAGCAACATGGTGGTATGGAAGTTGCTGCAACTTTTAAGGCGATGTTTTTAGATTGCTATTATAAGTTTGACATAACTAACTACACCACACCGTGGAAGCGATGGAAATGGCGATGGTTAGAAAGGAACTTCTTTGCGTGGTTTAGCAATATGATGGCGGAC